TTGAATGTAACCGTTGCTCCGGAGGTCGCCGTAGTAATGGTTCCGCCGCCAGCGTCTCTGATGGTCTTGATGTCAATCTTGACTCCAACCGAGCCGATTTTCACTATATCGCTTGGCATATTATGGTTTCTCCAGTGTTATGCGAACGTACCTGTAGCTTTGTGCGTAGACCGTTGTTGCGTTGGCGCTAGTATAGGTCACGTTGTCGGTGCTATATGCAATTTTTGCCGTTACGGTGGTTGTTCCCGTTATTTGTAAAAACGAATAGGACAGCTTGATTAAGCTTGGGTCAAGTAGGCTTCCGTAGTCAATGACTTTCTCCCACTTGCCTGTGCTAAGGGTTGGCTGAAGATAGTATGGGTAGCCTGCATCTATCTGGTCCTGCGGGGTGCTCCAACTGTTGTTCACAAAGTGGTCTGCCCAGGTCTCCGTGGTGTTTATTCCGAGGTAAATATCGTCATCCAAGATATATGCGTTTGTGAGTGTGCCAACGCTTCCTGGGAGCGCTGTTTCCTCCAAAATTACATAATCGGGTGGTTCATCAACCTTCGCTGTTACTGATGTCTCTGCTCCTGCGGTGCCTGCGGTATTTACCGGAACGATCCAATAGGTGAATGTCCCCGAGATAATTTCAAACAGAGCCGAAAATGTGCCTGCGGTTTGCCCGACCAAGGTTGCTCCGCTGAATGTAGCGCCTTTGTATATTTTATAGGTTTCAATCGGTATCGTGCTACTTGTCGGTGCGCTCCACTTTATGAGCACGTTGTTATCAACCACGTCAACAAGTGGATTGTTTACAATGCTAGGTGCCGAAATGTTTATATCAATGCTCGCCGGTTCGCCAAGATTGCCTGCTACATCTCTTGCGGCCACCCAATATTTACGTACTCCGCTCCATGTTGCTTTGGTTAATAGGCTCAGGGCTCTGGTCGATGTCTCGGTCGTTGCTGTTGCAAAGGTAGCTCCGTACCGAATTTCGTATTCTCGTATTGCAAACAGCGCCTCCGATGCTGTCCACGTGAGCAGCACATTTGGTCCGGTGATCGTAAAGCTAACATTCGGCGCTGTAGGTGCCGTTATTATTACGGCTATTGTGGCTGCTGTGGCGCTTTCATTCCCGCTGGTATCGTATCCTTTTATCAGAAATGAATATTCGCCAGCCGCTTGCAATTGGGTCGTTTTAGATGTCCCTGCCACTTCTCCCAAAGAGATGGCGTTTCCCCACGCTACTCCTGTGGCGCCGTATTTTATGTGGTAGTGAGATATATCCAGGTCTGGAAGTGCGTCCCATTGTAGGCTAACTCCGTAGCTCTGTATTTGCGCTTGGAGCCCTTGTACGGTTCCGGGAGGTTCCGTTTTTCCTATTACTGTGTGTGTAGCTGTATTTGACCATGCGCTATAGACGCCCAGTACGCTTTTCGCTCGTAGCCGCACCTCATAGGTGGCTGTGTCCTTAACGTCCAAAATATAAAGGTAGTCAAAATCGCCTGCCACTGGTGTTGTCGGTAGCCATGCGCTTGACCCTACGATTCTGTACTGAGCTTCAATTTGGCCGCCCGATGTTACAAATGAGTCCTCGTTTGTAGTCCAGCTTACCTTCATTCTGGAAAATATGGTTCCATCGGCTCGGACGTAGAGTTCGCTCGTGCCGCTTTGTATTGTGATTCCTGTCGGTGCGACTACACTAAATGGGTTTGGCAGTGTTGTGTTTGGTGCCACATCGACGGTTGTTTCTTCTCCGCCGTTCCATGCGTAGACTCCTGCGGCTGATTCCCGTAGTGAAAGACGGACTAGGCAGGTTGGATTGTCCCCTGAAATATCAAATAGAAGCTCGGCTTCGTCGACTTCAAATGTCTTATTAACCCAGCCAAGACGACTCCAACTTAGGTACACTGCTTCTCCGGGTTCCACTTGGAAGGCTTTCAGCTTCGCCGTCAATTCGACGGTAATTGGTTGTCGTATTTGCTCTAGGTGTATTTTTGCAATGCGTTGAGCGGTAGCTGGCGAGGTCGTAAAGGGCAGCTGAATGTCTTCGTAAATCTCTTCGTTGTTGTCCTGTTGTTTGTAGAAGTCATTTTTTACGGCTGGGAAGTCGGTTTCCTCATAGTTCGCTTCGGGGGATACGTATGTTCCCTTTACAGCATTGAAGTTGTCCCGCCGTGAAATCTTGGTTACGATTTGGAGTTCTCCAATTATATCCTCTTCCGAAAGATAAATTGCCGCTCCGTACCACTTTGCTGGCCAGCATTTCCATTTTCCGTTTGCGTAGGTGAGTGTTCCCGCCATTGCGCTCAGAATAGTTTCTAGGTTTGTCTGGTGGCTTTCTCCAATTTCAAATGAACCATTGCCAGTATATCTGGCTTCTGTGCCTCCGCCTGAAAGCGATACCGATTGCTGACAAACATCCGCTGCTGCTTTCCAGTTGCCTGCCTTGCCTGTGGTTGTTTCGCATTCCGATAGTGATGCTCCAAGGCCGTATTGTGTATTTGTTAGGTAGTCCAGTGCCTGTAGCGCAGCGTTTCTTGTCCAGTACGTTGTTCCGTCTCTCGGGTCATAGCACTTCTTCCCTTTAACAAGAAAACTGATTTCCGGTATGCCGTTGGGAAACAGAACTGCATCCCATTTCAAAATAATGTAAACGTGGGCTCGGCCTCGTTGTCTGTAGCGGCTGTCCCATTTGTTTGGACAGTTTGCTATTAGTTCTGGGATTGCTGGGTTTGATGGATTTCCGTTGTTTACGGCTAGAAATATTTTGTTTGATGCGTTCCTGGTTACGTTTGTCGTGTTGTCTCGTATGCTGGTACTCCAGCCTCCTATGGGATTGCTGGAAAAAAGAACCTCTTGCTCGTCAAGATATAGCTTTTCGATCTCCTCAATTTCATGGCCGGCGACCGTTACTACTATGTGCAGTTGTTCGTTGTTGTTGGTGGTGTGAAGAAATGAAATTGTTCCGCCAACTCTCGCTCGGCCATAAATTACCCGCCAGTTGCCGTTGCTCTCCAGGCCGCTTATTTCCTTGCCCAGCGCCTTTTTTATTTTGCTGGCGGTAAGCCTTCGTACGGCTAGGGCTCGATATGCTCGAGTGTTTTTTAGCCGGTGTTTTTTGAGGTAGTCGGTTACTTCGTCTTTGCTCGGTCCGTACCGCTCCTTAATTTCAGCATCGGTCAAAAATGGCATTATCGGTTCCTTCGGTTTGTGTTTTTCGGTTTGCCTTTTCTGTCGTCCTTCTTCTCGGGCTTCTTTTCTTTCGGCCCCCAAAAACCTTTCCAGTCCTGCAGGGAGCTTACATAGTCGAAGCCTTTATCTCCGCTGTAAATGATTCTCTGGCTTTCCGGTGTGTATCGCCAGTCCTTGCCTCTCTCGATGTCGATAACCCGGCTTTCGTACTTTAGGGTTACCATCGGGTTTTCCGCCGATTCAATTATCTCTGCTTGGTCAAATCGGCCTTCAAATAAAAGGTATGGCGATGATACGATTGCTCCGCTGTTGTCCAGGAATCCGAAGTAAATTCGGCCTGGTTTGCCAAGCTGGGCGGAAATCAAAATAAGCGATAGCACCTGGTCGCTTACTCCGGCTAGGTATATCTCTACTCCTGTGGCTTCTATATGCGTTACTTCGGCTGCTGGCTTAATTCCATGCAGTAGGCCGTTGCCCTCCCAAGTGTAGCCGTTCCAGCTTATAGGTCCGGTCCCGCTCCAATATCGAAGTGTGCCATCGCCGAACTCTCCCTCGAAAAGGAAAATCGGCCGATTGGTTGCCGCTAAAAGCTCCGTTATCATGTTTGCCGTCAGGTCTCGGCTCATGGCTTTGCCTCAACACAACTGAAGCCAACGCTATAAAGCCTGCTCTCGTCGGCCTCGAAAATTGTAACTACATTCTCTGTAAGCCTGAAAACCCCTACTGTGTTGTTTGTAACGATAAGCTCGTCGTTGGCTGGGCTGACACCGAGTCTGGGCCATATATCAATAGTAGCGTTGCCGCTTGAGTCCGACGTTACGGTGGTTAGGCATTTGTGTAGCCCTGTGCCAATCTGAATGTAGTCACCTGGAAGAAGGACTCCTGTGGTGCTTGCCGGCCATCCGTCTGTGATAACTGAGTTGCCTGTTTGGTTGGCTCCGTTTACCCTTGGGTTGCCGCCGCCGACTCCCCTCGGTTGTTTGGCCAATGGGTCGCCCAGGTAAAAGGTTCCCTTTTGCCCGCAGAGTGCCAAAAGAAATGCGTTGAAGTTTTCTGCTTCCTCCCTGGTCATGTCTGGGAAGGAAACATCGGCGCCCCAGCTTTGTCCTGAGAACTCCTGTACCTGAATAGTATGCGTGAACGGACTTCTGGCTACTCCCACAGTATTGATTGCATACAGCCTTACCTGTCTGAAGGACTTGGTCGTTGGTATCGTCAGTGGATAGGTTACAGCCATTAGAATCTTGCTCCTCGTCTCCCGCCGTCTGCCACTGCATTTATTGAACGCCGTACGGCCCGTTCCTCAACTTCTCTTAGGGCTGCTTTTATTCTGTTTTCCATGCCAGGTGTGGCCCCTCTTGCGTCAACGTAGTAGTTCGCTCCTCCGCCTCCACCTTTTTGAACGGCCAGTACCCCTAGCTTGCCGCCAATTCTTGTCAACGGCATTATGGCTTCTGAGCCCGCTTCTCCGGCCATGCCTAGCTTGTTTCCGCCATAGCTGAAAAAGGTCGGCCTATCGACTATTCCACCGCTAGCAAATTTGGTCCCCTCAACGCTGCCGGTATTACTGCCGCTGGTGATGTTGCTGTTTAGAAGCTGTCTGCTGTTGTCGTCCAGGTTGGTCCGGACGTTTATCTGTATGTCCTTCTCGGTTGGGATTTTGTCGATTGTGTCCTTCAACCCTTTTAGGTCGTTGGTCATTGTCTCCCATTGTTTCTTGATTTCTGCGTTTCTATTTTCAAACTCGGCGACTACTCCTCCTGCTAGTTGGTCGCTGGCTTGAGAAAGTTGTTGCAGGCTTGTAATGCCCATAGCCTTGATTGCTGCAAGGTAGCTTTCGACTACCTTCGGGTCCACGCCTTGGGCAATCATCATTCGGCCCATATCGTCAATGGATTTGGCTCCCGCTTCCATCGCTTCAACTGCCGTATCTTTGACGCTCTTAATGGCCGCTATGCCTCTTCCGCCTGAGCCTACTAATTGCTCCATCGCTCCGGACAGGTTGCCAACTGCTACCAGCCCTGGCTTGTATGCTTCTGCAATGCCGGCGATGGTAGAGCGGTACTCCGACCAGCGCATGGTTCCCTTCTTTGCTGATTCGAAAAGCGCCTTATCGAACTCCTCAAATGTTATTCCGAGTTGCGCAACAAGGAGCCGGGCGTTGTCTATGTTGCCTGCTAGGTTCTCGCCTAGTAGAAACCCAATTTGTCCGCCAACATCTTCGGTTAGGCCTAGTAACTCCTTGAAGCCTTTTCCGAGTGCGTCGAATGTTCCCTTCGCCTGCTCGCCCCAGGCGTTCATAGATTCTGCCCATCCTGGTGTGTTGAAGCGTCCCGTATCTCCCTCTAGGAAGTTGAAGTTTTTTCCCGCTACGGTCTTCAGTCGGTTTTGTGCGTCGAAAAAGGATACTGCCCCTAGCTTCTCGAAGCCTTCCTCAATAAAGTTTGCGAAAGCGTGGCGAGCTTGTGTCGCTGGGTTTTGAGGGCCCCATTTCATCGTTGCGCCTATCTCTCCGCCAATGACTTTTCCAATTTGTGCGCCAATTTGGGCTCCTGCTGCTCCGCCAAACGCTGCACCAATTCCCGCTCCGATACCCGAGCCGACTGCTGCTCCGGTGCCCCGATTGCTTTGCGTCTCTTTGTCTATGCTGCCTGCACTTAGTGATGTGCCAAGAACATCCATCCCAACTTGAGCGTATGCCCCGACTTCTCCGGCGCTTGCATCAATTCCAAGCTCTTTTAGGCCATCTGAAATGCCCTGCATCAGCTTGCCTTTGGTCTCTTCGCTTAGTTGGGTCGTAAATGCGTTTACAACTCCGTCAAGCTCAATGCCAAGCGCATCTCCAAGTCCCGCTATGGAGCCCGCCAGTTGGTCGAAGGACCCGGCAAAGCTCTCAAAGTGCTCCTTTGCCGCTTGGTCTAGCTCGGCTTGGTATTTATCTGTCACTTCCTTTGCGGCTTTCTGGCCGTATTCGCTTATTTCGTCCATGGAAACGGCGCCTTTATCGACGGCCTCTTTCCATTTTTCGGTAAACCCGTTGTAGACCGATGTCCCGATTTGGTCTTTTAGTTTGTCGAGCCCTGCCTGGTCTAGGTTTTGGATGGCGTTGTTGATTTGGTCCTCAAGGCCACTTTGGTCGGCTTCTTGTTTGTATTTGCCCCACTCGGTCTTGAGCTTTGCCACTTCGGCTGCCGCTTTCTTCGCCTCTTCTCCCATTTTGCCAATGGCTTCGCCTGCCAAGCCAGTATTCTGTATGGCTGGGATTGACGCTCGCCCGAGGCCTTCAACTGCCGTGCTTGTTTCGTTTACTGCGGTTGTGGTCGTTTGTGCGGTCGTGGTGTTTTCATTCAAAATGCCGTTAAGTCGGTTGAGTTCGTCCCACCCCACCTTAATCGCCGCCTTCAGCCTTGTTCTCTCTTCCTCTATCTGCTCCGGCGTCCAGCCGAAAAGCGCCTGCATAGCCGGCCCTTCGTATGGCTTCGTGCGCTCATCAAGCGTTGCCAATTCTTTTTCAAGCTCGGCTAGGCTTATAGCCATTCGGTCTGCTTGCGCTCTCGTCCCGCTTCCGAAAAGAGTGTTGAATCCGCCTATTACTTCGTTGATGTACCCTAAAACGGCTGGGAGAACCTTGCCGGCCCAATCCAACACCGTGGCAAAAAAGTCTGCTGCGTTTTGCCCTAATTGCTCCCAGTTTATTTCATTCAATACCTTGGTGAACTTTCGGTAGGCCTCGGTTAGTGTTTCGTTGCTCGCAAGGGCTATTCCGAATTTTGCTTGTGCTTCGTCCATCGCAACAGACATTGCCTTTTGCGCCGCATTTAGGCTGTCCTGCATTGGCAGAAGTTTGCCGTTCTGCTCTTCGATAGCTTTGAGAGCGGCTAGTTGTCTTGCTTCTTTCTTTTGTGCGTCATCAAGTTGCTTTGCCGTGACGCCGATGGATGCTGCATATTGTTCATAGGCTAGGTCGGCGTCTATTACGATTCCAAGCGATGCTAGTTGCTTTTCTTTCGCCATCGTCATGGCGCCAACAAGCTCTTCAAGTGCCGCTTTAGCGTCCTTGCCTGTTGCCTCGGCGAATCGTCCGGCATAGTCGGCCATAAGTCCGAAGTTGTCGGCAAGTCCGGGAATTTGCTTTATCATTCCCTCGTTGGCAATCTTCATGAGGTCCATCGAGGAAACGGTTCCTAGTAGCGCCGTTTTCGCTGCGTCTAGTTGTGCGGACGTACCTCCAAGCTGCTTGAAACTGGCGGTGAGGTCGTCTAGCTCGTCTCCCTTTTCGGCCAGGGCACCTACGGCTTGTCCCAGCTTGTAAACTGCTGCGGCTCCTCCAATAACGAGCGCAGCCTGTCCAATCTTTTGAATCGTCTTGAACGCTCCGGATATTTTCTTTTCTGCGCCGAGAACGGATTTGACGGCGCCGTCCATGTCCTGTGAAAACTTCGCAACCAGCGCTCGTAGCTCAATATATAAACCGCCTGCTGGTTGTGGTGCCATGTCTACCTTGGCTTTGACGCTACAACGTTCATCATGTGCAGTAGCATTGCCTCCCCCGACATTTCTTGTCTAGTCGGCCTGGGTGCCTCTGCGCTGTTCTTTAAGTTATCCAACGAGTGGAAAAAGTCCTGTGGATGCAGGCTTGGATTATCACCACGATGGATATTGTATAAGATACTCGCAATCAGTCCGGCTCGGTAGTCTGCTTGCTGTATTTGGAGTTCGTGTCTCTTGCCCAGTGCGTGAAATTGCGCCGGTGTTAGGTCAAGAAATTGCTCAAAGCTCAGCCCGAAGTCGTAAATAGCTACGGATAGAACCTCCAGCCACGAGCCCTCTTCATGCTCGTCGGTAGAGTCGCCTTCTATTCCGTAGCCTCGCCTTTTTTTTCCTGTTCGGCGTCTGACTCCGCAACATAGCAGGCCTGAATCAGCTTAGGCATAATTTCGTTGGTGAACTTTTGGAAAACCTTTTGTTCGAGGTTATCCAATATCCACTCTTTCGTGTACTTCTTGTCGATGTGCTTTATTGCTGCGTGAAGTAGCTCAACAATAGTCACTGCCGAGGCAATCTCCCATTGATTGGCGAAGATACTCGCCAGTGGTTTGCCCGTGGACTTTTCATAGTTGAAAATGGTCCGATAGTTACAAACGACTGGTACGGTATCTCCGCCAATCTCAAGGTCGATGTGAGGATGGGCTTTCTCGGCGTGTTTCATTTGTATCCTGCTTTTTTTAGCAGTTTACATTTAGAACGGCCATGAAGTCAACTTAATCGTTACCGCTCCCTGAAGAACGCTCTCGATTTCCGCTGTAATGCCAACCGCCGTTACGTATCCTGCAAAGCTCAGCGTTGTGGCTGCTGCGTTGCTGAATACAAGCTGAAAGTTGCGCTTGGTGCGGTTCTTCTGATCCGTGCTAAGTCCGGTATGCGTTGCGTTGTTCGGAAGATAGTTGACCTGAAAGGAAATCTCACCTGGGTCAATTAGGCTCGGCAGGAACTCTCTCGTCGAGTTCTCTGACTCCATGTGAGTTACATCGATAATCTGGCTGCTGGTGTTCGGGCCACTGATGCTCTTTACTTCTGCAACATTGGTGAATGTCTCGCCGCCTGCTGTTCCGCCGGAGAGGGCGCCGCTTGCCCCTGCTACCAATACTCCAGAGCCATTGCCTGCTCCGGTGGTTGCTTGGAAGTTCTCCACGAATGTGCTGTTCTGATAGAGTTGGCTGATGGCAAACCCAACAGTTGTCGTTGCAACTCCGCTCCCGTCTGTAGCTGACGTGATTGTCACACTCGACGCAGTTACGGCAATCGCAAATGCGGTATTGTTGCCGCTTACGATAACTGCTGCGGTCTTGCTGTTGCCCGCTGTCCCTGCTTCAATCGCTTGAATAACGAGGGTCTGGTTGCTTGTTCCGAAGGTTTTGCTGGCCTTCACTCCGGCTCCTGCTCCACCATCTCCCTTCTTCAAAATACAACCGAATCCGGCTGTAGCTGTGCTTGCTGGCATATTAAATCTCCTCCGATTTTAGCCTCATCCTTCTCGGTGCATTATGAGCCACGTTTGCGTGATACGATATACCTCAACATCGCTCTCATACCCTTGGGCCTCATTTTCCGAAAGAATCCCCAGTATGTCTACTGCCGATACTGTCCCTTTATACCCGTCAAGCCTTGCTTGTATTTTCCGTGCAAGGTCTTGCGCCATAATGGCGCCACCGGTGGTGTGTTCCCTCGGTGTCCAAATCTCTATAATAAATCGGCTGAAGGTTAAACTGCCTGCTCCGTCGAGGTGGTGTTCTCTTTGGCCGCTTGTTCTTTGGTATGAAATGCACGGGAATACTGCGTTGTCGGGTGTTCTGACCGGATATATTCGTTTTTTAACCACCGATGCTATCTGGCTGTCGGTGCTTAAAAGTGTAAAAAGCGCCGCTTCAATGCTCATTTTGCCGCCTTTTTAAGTCTTCTCTCTATAAACCTTCGAAGCTCCGACTCAATATAGTTTAGAATTTCTTGCTCGCTTTCCATTAGGGCCTTTTGCATAAATTGGGTGCCCGGATAGTGTTGGGTTCCGTTTTGAGTTTTTCTTTGCCAGCCGTTCTCTACCAGGTGTGCGTAGCGTGATTTGGCAACGACATCATCTCCGAGCCTCGTCGCCTCGGCTTTTCGTCTGCGCACCTGTATGCTCTTTCGGAGGTTTCCGCTTCTATCCTTGAAGTGGGTTGAGGCCCTCGCTCGCTCAGCAAGCATTTGAGCACCTTTGGTCATTGCTTGTTTTATGACGTTCCGCTGGACCTTGTCCGGAAGCTCCTTCAGCATTGTCGCTGTGTCCTTCCAGCCTTTCAGCTTTATGCCTACAGCCATATATCCACCACAATTTCCAACCCTTGCCGTCTGGTTAGCTCGGCAATTGCTTTGATTGCGTATATCTTGCCGTCGAAAAGAATCCGCATCGTCGGGTCGATGCCGGTTTTGTATCGTATTGTGAACTTACCACCCATTATCGAGTGGGCGCCATTTGCTTGAAATCGCTCGCTGCCAAGGGTCGGCTCCCACCTGGCGTAGGTCGTAAGCCAAGGCCTCCAGGTCGGGATTTCCTGACCTATGGAATCCTGCGTGTAGGTCGCCTGCTCAATTACAATGGGTCGGTCTAGTTGTCCTGCTCTCATTGAAAGTAGTGGTTCCTGTAGGATGCCAATAAAAGGTGAATCGTATTTGGAATCTCCATGCCGCTTGTGCCAATTACCACAGTTTCCCTGTTTTCGTACCAGGTTGCCACTAGCAGTAGAATTGCTTGCTTTATGCCCTTGGGGACGGCCGATGCTGGTCCGTAGCCACAAACAAACCTAACCTCAACAGAGTTGAGCCGGTACTCCTCTGTCTCTGGCCATAGTTGGTTGTTTTTTAGTGCCACCTTGCCAACTGTCGAGTACCTGTCAACCTGGTAGACCGACTGGCTAAGGGTTTGGTAGGCTCCCTGCTCGTCGTAATACTTAATCCATGTGACCGACTGTAGCGGTGCGAATGGAAGTTCAAACCCGGTTGGTGCTGGTACGTTGTTCCTGTCCCATGCCCATGCCACTCCGCCTGTGCTGGGGAGTGCGTCAAAGTATCTCTCCCAGGTCTGAGTAACGAACTTTCGGTTCGTGATTTGCTCGCAGGTTGCCGTAGCTGCCTCTATAAGGCTGTCGATATAAACATCATCCATCGACTCGCTGGCCGGTATCCGCAAGTGGGCCTTTGCCTCTTCTCGGGATACCGGCATTTCGGTTGGTCCTGTTATCAGGTTTACCTTCATGCTTTCCTCTTCCTGCCTCGCTTCGGTGCCTCTGCTGTTTCAATTTCGGGCTGGGCTTCTGCTGTCTCTAGTATGACCTTTTCGGTTTGGGGTGTCTCGATATCTGCTTCAATTAGCTCCGCCTGTCCGGTCTCGACGAGGGCTTGGCCCTCTTCCTTAGAAACTTCTATTACATCCCCGCCTTTGGCAGTTCCGGTTGGTCCTGCCATTATTTTGCCTGGTGCCAGTTTTACTTTCATTGTTTCCTCAAAAAAAAGGGGGAGAAATAGGCACGCCTACTCTCCCCCTCGGTCTGTTCCCGCTATGTGACTAGAGGGTGCCTACCTTCGCTTTGCCAACTACTGCTACTGCTGCAAGAAGTGCTGCCGATGCGTTGTTTGCTGGCGTGATGGTCAATCGTACGTATCGCTTCGCTCCCTTGTATCCAATCTTGAATACTTTGTTATCGTCGCTAAATACAAACGATGCTTCTGCTGCTGTGCCCAACAGGTCGGCTGCGGCTGGTGTAGCTGCGTCTGACATGTTTGCAGCGTCACCGTGCTCAACGAGCGAGGTGAACGTTGCATCTGCGTCTGCAAGTGAGCCAGCTAAAATTACGAACTCAAGGGATGTGTATCCCTGAAGGTCGATAATTTGGCTTACCTGCGCCGTGTTGTCCGCTACCGATACTGGGCTAATAGCTCGCAGTACGTCAATTACATTGTGGTTGTCCTTTAACATACCTATTCCTTTTGCTATTAGCCAAGTTTAACACGAGCAAACGCCTCTTGAAGAACGGGTGCTCCGTCCATCTCCATGCGTCCGATGTAGCCGGTCTGACCTGTCTCGGCGTAAAGCTCAACAAGTTTTTGAACCGACATATCGAGTGCGTCAACAACCCAAACATAGGAAAGGTCGCCGAAAAGTCCGACATATTTTCCTGATGTAAAGGTGTTTGGCACGTACTCGCTCTGAAGCACTGGGCGACCGAGAAGCATATCTGGCTGTCCCATCTGAATGCTCGGCTGCCAGAGGTACTGATTCTGGTTGTCCTTGAGCTTCATGATGGCCTTTACCGCATCACGGTGAAAAAGCCAGCTTCCTGTTGCCTGATACTGCTGCTTCAATGCGTACTTCACATCGAAAAGGGTATCCGCTGCAATCGCTGTAGTGGTGTTTGAGCCTACCACGTCTCGGGAGGTTGAAATTCCAGAGGCATGGGCAGTGAAAAGACCAAGAGGTTGGTTTACGCCGCTGCCGGTCATAAGCGCCTTCTCTTCGGTGATTGCGAACTTGTATGCCATGCGCTGCATAACAAGCTCCTCAACTCCAACGATGCTCGCTCGGATCAGCTTGTTGCTTACCTTGATTCTCTTTGCAAGAGGATTTGGGGAAAGCTCACGGCTGCCGAACTTCATGGATGAGTCCTCGGTGCCTGTCCCAAGCTCGGTAGTCCAGTCGCCATCTGCTGGGTCGCTGTCAAGAACAGGAACTCCAACAGAAAGAGCTTTTTCTACACGGTACTTGGTTGCTGCTGCTCGTACTACGGTAAGGTCGTCAACGGCCTTCAGAAGCTGGTTAATCCACTCAACTGGCGGCACAACTGCTCCACCCTCAATGTGGTTACCGGCGCTAAGGGCTCGTACTTCTTCTTGGTTGAGTCCTCCCATTCCGTGCTTGAGGAATGTGCGGTACGCCTTCTTTGCGAAGGCTGCACGCTCCTCGTCTCCGGAGTTGCGCTCAACTGCTGCTGTCGAAAAGCCAGCCTCGGAGCCACGGCCTGCTGTTCGCAGCTCGTGCTCAATCTCTGCCTGGCGGTTCTCTCGCTCAATTGCTCCCTTGAGCTCATCCTGTCGTGCGAAAAGCTTGTCATACTGACCTTGCTCCTCGTTTGTAAGGCTACGGTTTTCCTTCTTGCTTGACTCAAGGAGGGCTCGCATATCCGCTACTGCCCTTGCTCGCTCCTCGTTCAGTCGCCTAATTTCTGCTGACATAAACAATCCTTTTTTAATTATACGCTCTGTCGCCTCGATTCATTGGAATTAGGCTCAAGCTCCTTCGGGAGGCTCGTGCCTATAATGTACGACCGGTTTTTCCCTTACTCAAGCGCCTTTATATTTTGGGGCGCCATGCCTCTAGTTCTGCCAGCATCGCCCAGCGAGACTCCTCTTCTTGCCACGATGCTTCAAGCTCTTTTAAAAGGCTTTCTGCGTCTCTGGTCGAAACATCGGTCTGCTCGTATGCAGGAAACGCCGTAGGGCTTATTTCGAAAATATCAACCTTCCTTAGGGTTCGCTGGTGTGGGCCGGTGCCATCGCTTTTTTTCCACTCATGTTGTTGAACCGTAAATCCAAAGCTCATGCCTGTTACGTCACCACGTTGAATGCTTGTAAATGTGTCTCGTCCAAGTTGCGTGTCTGGCAGTTTCAGTTCAAATGCAAGGCCGTAGTTGTCTTCCCAAAGGCGGAGGCTCCGATTGCCCGTACGTCCTAGCACTAGGTCGGTGTTGTGGCTCCAAAGTGCCCTTACGTCATTCTTGGCGATGCTTTCTGTGAAGGCGCCTGGTGCAATTCGCTCTACAAATCCGCCCAGGTTTTGGCTGAATTTGTCGAATACCGCTGCATGGCCTGTGATTACTCGCTCGCCATCAGTTTCTAAGGCCCGGATTTCGCCGGCAAATGCTGCTCGTTTTTCTATTTTCATATTATGCTCCCCTCAGTAGTCCGAGTATGGCCACCGTTGCCTCTGCCGGCGTATCGTTATTCTCCCAGGTATCTGCCACTTTGTCTCGTAGGTGCTCCATACCAAGTCCCCTTAAAATGGGCTCGATATCCGTTTGGAATTGCCCTCGCTCCTTTTGTGCTGTCGGCTGGTCCCATCCTTTGCTGGCCTTTATCTTCTCTTTGCGCCTGTTGCTGCGCTCTAAAATAGCAACAATTACGGGTTCCATACATCGAAGGGCAATCTCCCGGTTGGCCTCGTCTTCGCTATTATCTGATGAGTCCTCTGCATCGGGCTGTTCTTCGCTGCTGCCGCTCTCTTCGTCGGTATCCTCTTCGTCTGGTTCCTTCATATCTGACGGCTCGTCTTCCCCTGGCTCAACCATGTTCATAGGCTGTAGGTAAATTTTGCCTTTGTCGTCGGGCAATGGGTTCATATTTTCACGTTCACGTATTTCATCAACGTTCATCCAGCCCCATTGTCTTGCAACGCTATATGCGTTGTATCGACTTTGAGTGTCGCCTCTCAAAATGGCATCGGCTAAAAATTCTATAGTGTATTCTTGCCGCTCCTCCGGCGTGAAGAGGGTCCGCATCAGCGCTTTTTCCCATCTGACAAGCCAGGGTCGGATTGTATCGGTCACAAATTCTAATGCCTGGTGTTCAATGTTGCTGAATGTTGCTTTCTCTAGGTCTCCAATCTTGTGCGGTGGTATTCGAAACCACATCGCTATATCTGACTTGCTGAACTTCCGGCCCTGGATAAATTGAGCTTGCTCGTTGCTTAGTCCTACCTGCTGCCATTCCATCCCCTCTTCAAGCAGCATAGTGGTGCCTGTCTTGTCGGTTCCGGCGTATTTGCGTTCGAAGTCTTCCTTCAGTCGTTTTGCGGCAATATCGCTTAGCTTGCCCGGATGCTTTAGAACTCCTCCCGGAGATGCCTTGTTGGTGAACATTGTGTCGGCATAAAGCTCCTGCTTTCGGGCTAGTGTGACTGTGCGCATAGCAAGCTCGATTGGGCTTAGTCCTATCAAACCATCGCTGCTGAGTCCGTAAATGTGCAGCATATTCTGTGGCTTAATGATTCTTGTTCGGTTGCCGTCCCAGTATTCGTAGTATTTGTATCGACCGTTATCCGCAATTTTTACCGATACCTTGCCCGGATGTAGCGGCGTCATTGTTGTGCCGCCGGGAGTGAAGTCAATTTGTGCGTAGGCGTTGCCTCGTAAAACAACGTGGCCGGTCAGCATTTCAAAAAACTGCACGCTGTCTTGTATCGGGTTGGGTGTGTCGTGAAGAACCCCATAAAGTGGATGGTCGGTTGCCCGCTCTTTTCCCCCGCCTGGTAGCCTTCGGTACAAAATACACGGGAGGGTCGAAAGTGTTTCTGCTATAACTCTGACGCAGGCAAATACTGCCCCAACCTTAAGCGCATCGTCGGCTGTGTAAATTTCGTCTCGGTTGCCTGTCAACCACGCTACTTCGCCCACCTGAACCGATGCTCTTTTTTCTTTTTGCCTGCCAAAACTAAATAGTCTCATTCATGGTTCCTTCGTTGGGCTAGCCCATTTTCGCCGTCAATCAAAACGTAATCAATCCCCGATCCTCGTAGACGCTTTTTGGGTCGGTTGTGTCCATAGTGTAGAGGCCAATTGCCATAACAGCGGCAACAACTCCGTCGATTTTTTCCTTACTTCGCTTTTTGCTTGGTTTGATGTTCCCGTCTGCGTCTGACTCGGCTGCCACGTTGCCGGCCATCCAGTTTAGGACCGGGTTGTCCGGATGGATAAGTTGGCCAGCGGTGATTCTTTTCAGAAGCTCTTTGGTTGGTGCGCTCATGCTCTTGTAACCTTGCCCAAAGGGCTCCAGGTTGAGCCCATCCCCGTCTAGTTGTGTGGTCAGTTGTGTGGCGTTCCATCTATCAAACGCTATTTTTCTTATGTTGTAGCGTTCGGCAAGGTCGTTTATGAACTTGCGAATATAGTCGTAGTCAATCACATTGCCTTCCGTAGCTATAAGATGGCCTCTGGCTGCCCACTCCGGATAGTTTGCCAGCGGATTCTTCTTCTGTCTCGCCGGCATGTTCTCTCTGGGAACAAAAAAGAAAGGCAAAAGGCGTATTTCTTTGTCAATTGGGAAGGCTAGAACCAGTGCTGTTACATCGCTGGTTGTCGAAAGGTCAAGTCCTGCCCAGCAGTCTTTGCCTTCTAACTCTTTCGGCTCGTATTGTCGGGCATTGCGTTGCCACACATGCATTTGAATCATGCGGCTCTCTTGCTCGGTCCATTGGTTGAGGTGCAGGCGTCTGAATGTATTCTCGTAGGCCGGTACTTCCTGGGCCTTTTTGCATTCTCGCTCCAGATAATCATAGCTTATTGTTGTGCCTATGTTCGGATTTGCTTTTTCCCAGGTGGCTTGTTGGCGCCAATCATCTTCCTGCTCGGCTGCATAAATAACCGGATAGAAGCTTTCGTCCTCAATCTGCTTGAGTTTTACCTTCAAAGCATATTCATGATACTCCCAGCAAATGCTCGTTCGGTCGTATCCGGCTGTGGTCATATATATTTCCAGCGGCTGCAAACGAGTTCCGGTTGAGGTCTTCAGTACGTCTACAAGCTCTCTGTTTGGTTGTGCGTGGAGTTCGTCAAACAAAATGCCGTGAAGGTTCTTGCCGTGTTTTGAAAACGCATCTGCGGATAGTACTTTATAGCTATTGCCGTATTTGTAGTATGCGATGCTGCTGCGATAAACTGCTGCTAGTTCGCTTAGTTTGGCGCTGTTGCTCACCATCTTGCTGGCCATGTCGAATATGATTCTTGCTTGCTCCCGGTCTGCCGCTGCGGATACGATTTGCGCTCCGTACTCCCGGTCGGCGAATATAAGGTATAGGGCTATTGCCGCTCCTAGTGTGCTCTTGCCGTTTTTTCTGGGCACTTCGAAGTAAAGCACTCTGTACTTCCGGGTGTGGTCGGCTTTCCGCTTCCAACCGAATAGGTCTTCAATTATTACCCGTTGCCATGTCTCTAAAATGAATGGATGACCGGCGTCCTTGCCCTCAATGTGTACAAGGTTCTTCTCAATGAACCGTACGGCTCTGGCCGCCTCGTCATAGTCAAAGTAATATTTATCTGTTGACTCTCTTTGCTCGATGCCATGTCGACTCTCTTTATTCGTCGAATGGGTCTTTTTCTTCTTGTCTGCCATATCTGCCGCCGCTGTCTGGTATGAATAGTTTGCTTCTGGCCTGTGGGGTGAGTCCCAGTTCTCCCTCCAGTTTTCGTAGTGTCTCTGAAAGTCGGTGGTACTCGGCCACTTCGGGTAGTGTGCGGTAAAATTTGACCCTTAGTTGTGGGGTGCCATCTGGGTTAAGCACCGGAACGAGGCCGCCTTTTGGTCCCTGGCGGTAAACCTGCTCCGTTACGGCCTGGCGTATGCCGGTTGGATTATTGGCCGTTCCTACCATCGCCTCCAGGTATCGGCTGATTCGAAGCCACCGAGCAAATGTGTCGCAATAGCGCCAAAATATATTTGTGTCGACCGTTTGCAATAGTCCAATTCGTGCTAGTTGGTTGCCAAGTTCGAACCAGGCCCTTCGGCCATCCTCGTTAAGGTCTTTCGGAGCGGAGTCGATGCTTAGCGTCTCGTACTTCGGCTCTTGGTTGTTGAGCTTGCGCTTGCCTGGATTGCCCTCAAATAGCTTCAGTGCTGTCGGTTTGCGCCTAGTCATCGTTTGGCTCCCCCCCCATAAAATTATCCCCGACTGCGGTCGTACACGTTTGCCCCCCCAAGCGCCGGCTCCCCTGGCCCCCCCCAGGGATTCGATCCCCCCCTCCTAACTCTTTGAATATATATGAGTATTCGGCTTTTTTTTTGGAAAGCAACATAACCACCTGTTTATATATGGTATTTTTTCTTGCGGTCTGCTCGGCGTAGTTGGCGGGCATGGTAAGGGGTGGGTGTTGTTTAGTCGGTGGGTGGTTGGCTTTGCGGCTCGAGCTTTCCCAGAGCCATGAGGGCCATTCCTCGCATCTGAGGTATCTCGCTGTTGGCCCGCACCCGGTACCACTCACGGACCAATTGGCGCCAGCTTGTTTGTTCCCAAGGTCTGCTAGCTCTCTCGCTTGCGTTTATTCTACGGTCAATCTCGGTCAAGGTTGGCATCATAAGCTGGACCGTTCCTCCCTTTGCCTTGTGTTTTATGATTTCCTCGTCTGTAGCGCTTGTTGTGATGAGCCAGGCTCGGCTTACGTCCGATCGCCGGGTGAGTCTTTTTATTATTGCGTCCCTGGCTTCTAGTGCGAATGGCAGTAGGCACCTGTCGGTGTGGTGCCCGCTCTCTTTGCCGTTGCTTATGGCCTCCATTATTCTGTCGAGGTCCACAACCAGGTCTCTTACACCTGCCACTTCTTTTGTGTAGGAGGTCTTGCCGGCAAACGGAGGCCCGATTATTAGCATCGTAGGCACTTTGTAATTATCTGCCCTCGACTCTTCGCTTCTCTTCTTATTGTGGCACCTGTCGCACATGGATTGAAGGTTGGCTTGGTCGTAGCGGTCGCCGCCTTCTGCTATTCGGTCGATGTGGTCTACAACTCTGGCTGGTGCGCCGCATATTACGCACAGTGGTTGCTCGGCTAATTGCAGCTTTCTCAGTGAGCGCCATCTTTTGCTTTTGTAGAACTCATATCGTTCCTGAGCTTGAGCGTCCTGCTCTCTTCTGCGCTCTTGGTATTTCTGTTTTCTGAGATTTTCCCGCTCGTTGAATTGTTGTAGGTGCGCTGCGCAATATGCTCTTGATGCTACTCTCTTTTCTTGGCAGTTCGGTGATTTGCATCGTGCTTCTATTTTCCAAGGCATTAGTGGATTTCCTCGTCAAATAGCTGGTCAATGACCGTTTTCGGGGTGGCAATTACTTGAATTGTAAAGCCTTCCTTAATGGTGCCCATCATCATTTTTATCCAATACCAGGGCAGGCAGTACCAGCGTACCTTATACGCATACACAATTGTTCTTTCTGCCAGGTTTATTTGTGTGGTGCTGTGAGTTGTGCCGAACGGTTGCCTGGCTTCGTCGGTCCATATCTCCCCTTTCATGTGCTTGCGCCTCGCTTCTCGTAGTGCGCTTTAATTGCGTTCTTCAGTCCGAGATGAAAGCTCGTCAGTTTGAAAGGAACCCACTCTAATGTCACTCCCTCTGGGTATTTGTCGGCGTATAGGTGGTGCCGGTTTGCTGTCTTTCGGTCCATGCCCAATGCCCTGCGGCCCTCTTCCTCGGAGCGTACTGCCACGCTGGTTATGGTATCTCCATCCTCGGTTACTGCTGTGACGATAAAAAGCCCTTCAGGGAGCATCCCATTAAGAAATCCGTAAACATATTTCAGGCGCTTCATAGCTCAACTCCCTCTGCCTGGAACATTTCCTCTAGCGATTCACTGTTCTGTGGCAGCGATATAGCTATGGCGCTTTTTTCTCCACGCTGTTCCCAAATGTCATTTATTAGGAATCTGCGACCTCGGGGGAGGCCCATAATTAGTTGGTCGTATTTGAGCTTGGCCAGTTGTCTTTGTGTTTTTTTTCTTTCGCTCTCGTCTCTGCACGTGGTCACAATCAGGCAAAAGTGGCCGCTGTCCTTAAGCCTGTTTAGGTATGATATGTTTCTGTCAATTGTTTGACCTTTTTGCTCGTTGTTATCGAATACCAAACACCCGTCAACGTCGATAAAGATTGTTCCGCCTCTTCTTCGGTGCATGCGCCAGTCTTTGGCGGTTCCCCAGTCTTCAAATCTCTGGGCCTTTATCGCTACGACTCGCTCTCCCTCCCATATCAATTGTTGGTGCACGTTTGTGATGCTTGTTGCTTCGTCGCATACGGCTAAAAATTCGGCTGCTGACTCAAATCCGTAGGCTCCCACGTTAAAAAGATTGCTTATTACTTGTTTCTCTGCGGTCTCTGAAATGCTGTGGAATCCGCTAAGTTTGACGTAGCTCTTGTTGTAGGCGGGCACATCCGGATTGTCCTCAAGCCTGCTTACTATTGTAAAGTTGCCGGTGCCGGGTAGCTCGGCTTCCACTAGGTTGTCGCAATCTCTTACCACAAAGCATCCCTTGTGCTTCGTCAGAAGCAATGCTTGCTTAACTGTCTCGACTTGGTTGTTGGTTGGCGGTAGGGCGATTACGTCAATGGAGAGGCCCTTATTGCCATTTGCAATCTGCTGTTTTACCGCCTTGAGGTCTTCCCCTTCTCGCACTACCGCAGTGACATGAAATTGTCCCCTTAACCCGCTGAGCGCCAGGCTTGCCAGGCACCTGCCGTCCCTTGTGGATAACTTCCACTTCGGTTGGAGCTTACCGTATCGTTCGCTGTTGCCGTTGCAGGTCAGGAAAACAGTTTGCATTTGCATTTTACCCATGTGCTTGCCTGGTGCTTATTACGAATCAAAATTCTACTCAGTGCAATCCCAAGCAAAAGGCTCCGCCATTGCTGATATCCTTTGAATTGCGCTAGGCGTCCTATGACGTGCTTGTCTAGTGAGTCGCCAAAGGTTGGATTTGGGAAGAAGCGTCTATACCATCCGCACAGCGCATCTTGTTCAAGTTTTGCTAGGTCGTAGTATGGCGTATTTAGGGCTCCTTGATCGAAGTCAATCAGATAGGTCGCTTCTTTTGCTGCAATCATGTTTGTAAAGGTGAGATCGCCGTGGTTGTCGCCAATCGGTAGAAATGCTTCCCTTGTCAGGTTGTGGAGACCGGATTCCAAAATACTGTGAACTATCCCGTGGTATGGCTGGCCAACTGAACGGGCTTTTGCGTCCAACTGATTTAGGTAGGTTAATATATCGGCCTTGGGGACTGTCTCCGTGCTCCTTCGTATGTTATCCGCTACCCATTCGATAACGTTATCAATGCGACGCTTCCAGTCTTTTGCTTCCCAAATTGCGGCCCCGTCAATAAAGTCCATTTCGGCTGAATACACTTCCGGCTGGTCCCCGAACATGGAGGCCATTTGGTACCCGCTTGTATGGACCTTTGGCGTTTGCAGTGGTTCTGGGAGTCTGGCCCAAATTTGTTTTTCGATGCTTATTTGAAGCTTCTTTCCCTCTTCGCTTTCTTTTCTTATGCGCTCTCCTGCCTTTGTGATGGTTGCTCCGCTATTGCCTGGTCGCATTTCGCCTCCGCTCTCGTAGCCTACACTCGTCCGGATGTATGCGTGGATTTCTAAAGGCTATTTCTGGCATTGGACTGCGTCTGTTTTTATTGATTCTCAGCATGTATCCGTATCGCTCTAGGAGATATTCTACGCACTTCTCCTCCTCGGCTCTCCTTGCCTCTGTGCTGGTGTTCTCCTGCAAGCCTCCCTTCGTGACAAAGCTTTTGGTCGCTACTCCTGTGTTGCCTAGTCGCAATATGGAGCCGTATTTCAAAAAGTATTTGATTGTTCGCTCGTAGTCGTTCTTATATGGCACCGTCAACTCTAGTTCTTTATCGTGAGTGGACGTAAATCCGAAAGCAAATCCTGCTGCAAAGTAAAGCCCTCGTTTGTCCTCTTCAAGCATATAAAAGGCGTTGGCTGTCGAACCAAAGCACCAAAGTCCCTGCGGCTGCTTCTTAAATGCTTGGATTATTAGGTCCTCTATGTTTGTTATCTGCTGTGTCTTTTGTGGGTTATTTGGGTCAGCCTCAACCAGCTTTATGTCGTCCTCCAATTGCACTACTTTTGTCCCGATTGGGTAGTGGTAGTGAATGTAGTTTAGTTTTTGCAGGAGGTTCCTTGCTCCCGTATTAGCTTTTTTAAATGGCAAGGCCTCGTATTGCTGTTCGTCCTTTTCGTCACTTAAAAAAAGGGTTACCCGGTGATGCGTTTCCGGTGGAAGGTCGCTTATCATTTTTGCGCATAGCTCTGCTCTCCTGTGGGTCGGTACTGCTATCTCAAACTCCATTTGGCTCGTCCTCCTCCACTCCGTGCTGCGTCACCTTGAGCTCGGCTTCGGTTGGGATTCCTGCTCGCTTCCTCTCTCGCTCCATCTTTAGCTTTCTGATTCGTGCAAGCTCCTCTGTCACCGTCTCGCATTTCCACATTTGGTGTAGGGTGTAGTAAACAATCGTGTATCGCTCTGAGTTGTCGGCCAGCTTCTTTATTGGCGTTACTCCGTGCAAAAGCGATTGTCCGTCAAATATCGTCAAGCTTTGGTCCGCTATCTCTAGCCCTACCCCTATTTCCGGTAGGCTCAGAAATCCTCCTCCGCAACTGCGCTTCAATGCCAGCATGCAACTACAAACGTGCTTTATGTTGCCGGCATCGAAATGATATTTCAGTGGGTTGTTCTTGTTGATAATGCCGCTGGTGAATGGGGTTTCTTGCATTTTCCATTCGTTCTTGATTTTGCTCGTTACCCATTTGTTGTGGCTATCGAATACGTCTGGAAAATACTCCTGGTAAATCCCCACAATCTGCTTGCCGTAGTCGCAAACGACCCGATTCTTCGATGGTGTTTTATGCGCCAACGTTGTAGCTGTACAAAAGTCTCGCCGGAGGGCTATTCGTGGTTGATAGCCAAAGACTCGGCTGGTTGATTTAAGTCCTAGCGCTCTTGCTCCGGTGTCGTATTTAATTGTTCGGAGTGTCTGCCGCAAGGGTTCTAGGTCAACGTCCAAGCGTTTGTATAAAATCGCTGGGCGCCCATCAATTCTTATTAGCGTGTCCTCTGTTATTAGGGTCTTGTAGTCTGATTCCTGTGCGCTCCGTTTTACGTATTCCTTGAGGTCAATCGCCGATTTGGTTACGTCAAGAATTTTCATTTGAGCAGCTTTCCTCAAACACTGTAAGAAGTTTATTGAATACCTCGGTGTTGTCCCGAAGGCTCGGTTCCTTTGCTCGTATGCTGTCAAATTTGCGCATTACAAGGTCGAAGTCTTGGCTTTCGAATATGATAACGATTTGTTTTATTGTTCCTGCGTTGTTCTGCTCCTCGGGCTCGGCTTCCTCGGGGAAGGCTATCTCCATGCTAAGTCCGAGGCTTTCTGTCTCGTACTCGTCGGCTCGTAGGTCTCCAAGTATTTGCTCGACCTTTAATAGGTCTAGTGGTGTTTGCGCTGCTATCTGGTTGTCGGCAAGGCAGAGGGCTAGCTTCTCACTCTCCCGAAGGCCTCTTTTTATCAACACGGGAATCTTTTTGTATTGTAGTTTCTTCGCTGCCTGAGTGCGGGCATGGCCAACCAAAATCGTATAGTTCTCGTCGCAAACCACCGGTTGGGTAAACCCAAATCGCTTTATGCTTTCCACTATGTGCCCGATTTGCTCTTCGGTGTGAAGCTTCGGGTTCATCGGATGTGGCTTTAGCTCTTCCGGTTGCTTAGTTGTGATTTCCATCGGTCGAGCCCGCTATGTGTAGTTTGTATGTTTTTGCTTGCTTGGCTGCGCTCTCAAACGGTCGGTCCTCCGGCAGCCTAGCTTTTCGCTCCATTCGGCTGTTGGTTAGCTCAATCAACTGAAGCGTATTGATAAGATGCCCGACAAGCTCTTTGTTGGCTTTTTCTTGTTGCTTGATTCGAGTGTAGAGGTAGTACAGTTGGGTTTGAACGCTTATTAAAGCTAATGTTTCAAGGGCGTAGTAAACATTCATAGTGTGCTCCCTACTCTTTCTGCCAGCATTTGTTCCGCTTGGTCCTGGGTCGTTGTCGGCAAAATATGCAGCACGACTCCTTCTCCCTGGGCGCTTGCTTCAATCATGCAGTCCATTTCCTGCGAAAGTGATATCAAATCAAATACTGCCTGTCGTATTGGGGTGCCGGGAATTATTCTTACTTGCATTATTACCGATTTCATTCTTTCTCCTTTAGTAGTCCGTTTGCTCTTTCGTATTCTAAAATCATAGCCAGAACTAGGTCGCACCGCATTGGGATTTCGTGCTCCGTCATCAACCGGTCAATCCGTGACTCCGTCAAAATGTAGTCATCTGGTTCGTAGTAAAGAACAAGTCTTTTTGTGTCGCCGTCCAGGTACTTTTGTAAGCTCTCTTTAACCTTGTTAATATCTTCTGCTCTTTCTCCGGTCTCGCCTAGCATTTCAACCATCAGTCCCAAGTCTTCAATTGGGAATTGGTCTTCATTCAGAATCGTCAGGATTTTGTCGACTGCTAGTGGTTCGAAGCCTGTTTCCTGATTCGTGGTGTTGTCCACTAGCATTAGTGCTTGCTTGGCGCTGTCCGACAGTTTGCTCAAGCGAAGGCATGGCACTTTTGTTTGTGTTTGCTTGGTTGCTCTCCACCTGCCGTGCCCGATAAGTATCGTGTTGTGCTCGTCTATTACTATCGGCTGTGTCCAACCAAAACGGGAGATTGAATTGGCAATATGCTCCAGTTGTTTCTGTGTGTGTGGTTTTGGATTGCTTGGGTGTTCTCGAAGGAGTTCTGCGTCGACGTATTCTAAGTCCATGTGGTATTTCCTCGTTTGCCGATCCTATTATGCCCTGCGCTTTTTCGCAATATCTTCGTTTAGTTTTAGCAATATGCGCTACCGTAAAGTCTCTGATAGCTTGCGGTTCCAGGTCGAGGTGTTCGCAAATCCATTCAAAGGTCCACTCCGTTGGTGCCGATTTGTCTTCCGCTTTCCATGTTATCCACAAAAGCGCCGCCTGCCGGATGTGCATTGGGACGTCTTTGGTTGTGCCGGAGGCATCAATCAACGCTCGCTCCAATATTGCAGCTAGGAGATTTCTCTCAGCCGGTAATTGCTCGTCGGAGGAGTCTTCCTCTAACGGAGCATACTGGTTATCAAACCTGCCACTTCTTTTCGTACGTCCTCCAATCGTCTCATAGCTATATATAGCTTCTCGGTATCTGGTGTTTCTGTTGCAAAGTCTGCGTTGCGTACGGGAAAGCACTCTATGAACTTGTCGTTGTCGATTAGTCCCACTTCCTGCAACCAGTCGCATATGGGCTTGGTTAGGTTGTGTGTATCTACTCTGTGCAGGTCTCTGTGAATGTGAACCGTTACAAGCCAGCGGTTGTCTTTGTCGCAAATTAATGGGCGTCTGGGTTTGATTTTAATGGCATCGTACAGCCTGCTGAGCGCCGCCAGTCTTATTCGGTGCTGTGGATTAATTGTGGATATCACTCTTGTTGTATTGAGTAGTGCGAGTGCCTTCTTTGCGTGTAGGTATGGATTACCTTGTCCTCGCAGTATCTTAGCTATCTCCGCTGCCACTCCCGATTTTCTAAACATGTTTAATCGGCTGTTAGTTGTGCTGGGGATTCTTGCGGCCTCTCCCGTTACCTCTAAAACAAGGTGTGTGGGCTGATTGTTTTCGTCGTTCGCTTTTATGTGCAGGCTGATGGTGCTTCCGGCCACAATCGATAGAAGCTCGTGCTCGGCTTTGCTGACCCGCATTTTTTGCCTACCCTTGGCCTAGTCGTTTGGTCGTTTGTTCCAAAAGGCTTTTCAACAGCGGACTGTGCAGTACTGGCTGTGGCTTTTTCATTTCCGCCTCTTGTCGCTCTTTCAAAGAGTCATATCGTTGTCGGAACTGCGCTCTGAATGTGGGTACGTCTTCAAGCTTTGTTGTAAACCATTCAGACAGCATTGTCCCAAGGGCTTTTTCTGCCGCCGGGTTTTTGCGCTGTAGTTCCTGCCGGCAAAGTTCTTGCTGGTAGTAGCCGTAGCGCCTGGCTATCGTCACCCAGTCGTCCCAGGCTTCGGCCCAGCTTGAGTTGGCTGGAGTCCTGAGTTCCGCCAGGGCTTCCCACATATCCGCCACCTTCGGGAACTTCCCATACACTTTTCTTGTCAGTAGGACTCTGGCTGCCTCTGCTAGCTCCTGTGGCTCGATGCCTTTGAACTGGTCGTACCAAACGGCCCGACGCTCCGGCGTGATAACCACGTCCAGGTCTGCTCCGATGTACGTTAAAATGTCGTGTATTTGTAACTCGGTTGCCATTAGCTGTTTCCTTGCCTCATTAGGTTTAGAAGTTCTTCCCTGGCTGCCATGTTTTGCTCAAACGATGACCCATTGTTCCCTCTGTCTGGCTTCAGGGGGATATTTGGATTCAGTCCCCTCCATCCCTGGGCGATTGCCCGTTCAACGAGCCTGGCGTAGTCCTGTGGCTTCTCCCGGTAGTCTTCAACCTCGGTCTGGTAGCTCTCAAGAAGTTTTGGATGGCCGCTCGATGCTCGGTACTTGACCCATCGCTCCAGTGCCGCCAGTTGTCCCGGCGACCAGTGCCCTATGGTTGGGAAGTCTTCCGCCTTGAATGTTTTGTATTTGCTTTGCGCTCTCTTCTCTTCTTTCTTATCTTCTCTCTTCTTATCTTCTCTTATCTGGCATGGCTTTGCATCGACTTGCATCGGCTTGCATTCGTTTGCATCTTCCACTTCCTGCGGCTTGCCCCAACGTGCTGAAGCTGCTGCTTTTCTTTTCTCTGAAAGCCCTAACTGCTGGGCTCGGCGCTCCCCGATTTCCTCGTCAACCCTTGGTGAGCAAAGGTACTCTCCGTCGAAAACAAGCAGGCCTACGCTCGTCAAATGCTCCACGTATGCATTCAGTTTCGTTTGCTCACATTTGAATAAAGTTGCATAGGTTTGCATCCGTTTGCATGGATTTGCATTTTTCGTGCTTTGTTCCCCTGGTGCGGTCCAGGGCAGTTTATGTTCCTCGGCTCGGTACAGAAGTTCAATGAGCCAAACAAAAACGCCGTACCCTTCCGCTCCGTGCTCCGCCACGAATCCGGCCATTTTGAATCCGCTCCTGCTGTCCAGGTCCCACTTTATCCAGTTCTCTCTTTTCATGCTTGGCCCTCGGTTGTTGGCTTGGCCGATGGTCGTCCTGCCATCAGCCAGTCCCATACTGCGTCCCTGCTGTATCTTCGTATCCGGTGGCTGCACTTGATTGTCGGGAGGCCTGCCTTTTCCCAGTTCCCGATAGTCCTGTGGCTAACGCTCAAAAGCTTTGCTAGCTCTTGTCTTGTAAGTATTTGCTTGTCTTGCTCTTCGTGCTCCTGCATTTGCCGCTCCTGTCGTCAATAGTCCGTTGGAGGCGCCATTGTGCCTGTCTTTGCCGTAAAAGTCTTGTAAATTATTCGAACCGCCGTTTTTTCCCTCTAACTGCCTGATAAACTTTGCGGCTGTGCTCTCGCAGCTTGGTTCTGATTTGTTCCTCAAGCTCCGGGGATAGCTTGCTTCCGTCGAGGTAGTATCTCAAAAGGCTCGGGGTCATCCCTACTTGGTCGGCGATGTATTGGAGCTTTAGGCCGTGGTCCTTCAGAAAGGCTCGTAGTTTCTTTTGGGTCTCGTCATTCATATTGCTCACTTAACTAATACTTCTGGCTCAACTTTATTTTTTTTTGCGTTTTTTGGCAATCTCTGGAGCTTCGTCGGTTGCTTATTTACCTTTATTGACGTCTAATGTCCTTATCGAGCAAGTGGGTTGCTCGTTTTTTTGGAGGCTACTATGTCAAAGTTCGATGCAAATTTCCGGCGCTACTGGGTTACTGATGCTAAAGAAATCCGAGCAAAGTTCTCGGTTGCCACTATGGCTAATGCCCATCTCGATGTTCTTCGGGAGGCTGAGTCCCAAAAGCGTTTGATGAACGCAGTTCTTCTCTGCACTCCGTTCGGTACCTACCTGGAGGAGCTTGCGCTGTACGAGGGTCCGATTTCCAAAATGGGGCAGTAGTCCCCATCGTTGCGTCACGCAACGTGTATCGCCTACGGGCGATAGACACTGCGTGATGGGCTCCGGTTTGTTGCGTAGTATTAACTTCCCTGGTCGGTGTGGGCGTTTGGCTCGGTCGGTTGGGGCTTTCTAAAGGCATGTTATGAAGACTGGTAAATCCCTTGTTGAGTTGGCTGCGGAGCTTGAGCGTCAGAAAGAGCTTGCTCGTGACTACATCGCTCCCTCTGGCGTTATCTCGATGACCGGCAACGGTAGCAACGAGTTGCTGATTCCTGTCGGCGGTGAGGTGCGGTCGTTTGCGGCTACCGAAATCGCCCACGACCAAATTGCCGAGTTCACCGGCATCCCAACCAAGTACTACCGGCGTTTGCGTGAGGAGATGCCGTCTTTGCTGGCCGACAACGTCAATTCGTGGCTGCTCAAAAATGGCGGTCATCGGATGGTGCGCACTATGGACAACTCCGTTCGTGCGTTTTTGTCCGATAGGTATCGACCTCTCGACAACGCCGACCTTGCTGAGGTCGCTCTGCCTGCTCTTTTGGAGAGCGGCTGCCGTATCGAGTCCTGCGAGGTCACGGACAGGCGTCTCTACCTCAAGGCCGTTACGGACCGGCTTCAGTTTGAGGTTAAGAAGGGCGATGTTGTCCAGGCTGGCATTGTAATCTCCAACTCGGAGGTTGGGATGGGTGCCCTGACGGTTGAGCCTCTGCTGTACCGTCTCGTCTGCACTAACGGCATGATCGTAAACGACGCTAAGATGCGCCGGACCCACGTTGGTCGGGGTAGCGGGCAGTTCGAAGGTGTCTCTGAGTTCTTCCGGGACGCCACTCGTGAAGCTGACGACCGTGCGTTCTGGATGAAGGTCCGGGACGTCATTGGCGCTGCCTTCTCGACGATGGGCTTTGAGAAGTTTGTCCAGAAGTTTGCGGCTAGTGCCGCCGACAAAATCGAGGGCGACCCCATGAAGGTCGTCGAGGTTGCGCAGAAGCAGTGGTCGCTGTCGGATGGCGAGCGTAACAGCGTACTGAAGCATCTGCTCATCGACGGCGATTTGAGTCGCTTCGGTCTGGCCAATGCCGTGACTCGGACGGCCCAGGACGTAGAGAGCTACGACCGGGCAACCGAGTTGGAGCGTTTGGGTGGTATGGTGATTGAGTTGCCTAAGCGTGACTGGTCGGTCATCGCTGCCGCTGCGTAGGCCACTTCGGGGGAGGGCTGCTTGTCGGCTCTCCCCTTTTGTAACTGATTGAATTAGCTGGCCTAGGCCGGCTTTTTGCGTTTTTTTGCAAAATCGGACCGGTTGGGCTTGCCTATTTGACCCTTGTTGACGTCTAATGACCTTATTGAGCCCGAGTGGGTCGGGCTGTTAAATGGAGGCAAAATGAAAAAGTCAAATCAAAGAATCGCTGCTGAAAAAGCTGCCGCTGCTTCTGGCAAGTCTCTTGTGTACGTCAACTGGTTTGCAGCTCAGATGGTTGCAGCCGGGATGTTCTCTTCGCAAGTCGCCGCCCTTGAGTATATCGCTTCTTTGTAGTCGGAGGTCGCCATGAAAGTTTCCGTAGTTCTCCCAGTGCTCTCTTCCCTTGGCAAGTCCGGCAAAAAGGCCGAGTTGCGTCAGCAGTTCATCGAGTGGTCCCTTGGCTTCTATGGCTGCTGCAAAGGCGATGCGATTCAGGCCGCCGATAGCAGCGACTTCGACCTGCTCAAAATAGCCGATGAGCTTCTCGCTCTTGGCCAGGTCGACGAGGCTGCGGTCTATTTGCGCTACACGGTTGCTCGGGGTGTTGCTCGGCGTGTAGCCGGTCCCGTTAGGGCTTAGTCGCCTCGGTGCCGACCGGAGTCCCGGTCGGCGCCAATGGGCCAACGTTTTGTTTTAGCTGCATAAATAACCGATTGAATTAGCTGGCTTCATGCCGGCTTTTGCTTTTTTTGGCAAAATAATGACGATTATCCGTTGCGTTGCTGACTCCGGTTGACGTCTAATGATTGAAGTGAGGGGCAAGTGGGTTGCCGCTCTCAAAGCAAATGGAGGCTAATATGAAAATCAAGTCGCAGTCGGTTTCGTCTTACAATTACCTGGCGCAAAAAGGCGCCAACATCTGCCGGTCTTTCGTGCCTGTGTCGGCAAATGGCACTTCGCTCAAAGGCTTGGTCAACGTCACTTACGACACTTTGGTTGCTGTGTTTGGTGAGCCAACTTTTGTTAGCCAGTACCAGGACGACAAGGTGACTTGCTCCTGGGAGCTTGTCTTGGCCGAGGGTGGAAACGGTCATCCAGTCGTTGCCACCATCTACGATTGGAAGGTGTACGGACCGACTCCCAAGGGCCCTTACGAGTGGCACGTTGGTGGGTTTTCCTCGATGGCTGTCTACTCGGTTCAGGCTGCCATCGCTCAGTACGAGGCAAAGCGTGATGGGTTCTTTGCGGTCTAGTTGTCTGGGCGGAGCTTCGGCTCCGCCATTCTTTCGGAGGTCTTATGTTTCGTGGTTTGCAAGTCGTATCTGGTCGGTTTAAGCCAGAGGTTCGTGGTGCTGAGTGGTTTTTGGTTAAGGCTCCTTTTGGGCTTTGCGTGTTTGAGTCCGGTCATTACGATTCCCTTCGGGAAATTAAAGAGATGATGGGCGACGACTATCTGGCCGGTCGGCGGGTAGTTGGGTTGGCGTTCAGGTTGGCTGTGCCGGGGACCCTATCCGCCACGCCTTGGCGATGGGTCGATGGTAGCTGGTCAGTTCGTTTAGCTCGTTGTGGGAGGTCGGTATGAGTGGTGATGAAAAGAGGCGTAGTGAGGCTGCGGCTACAAGTGCTGCTGTGGCTTTGGAGTTGGTTCGCAAGATGGTTGCTTATGAGGTCGCTATTGACGCCAAGGAGGAGCAAACTCCGGCAGAGCAACGCCACGTTGCGTTCCTTCGGGCTTTGCGGACGTCTAGTTTGTTCGGGGAGGAGGTCGTATGAGCGCAGTTGTGCTGAACCGTACGGTCGGCGGTTGGCGGTTTGCTGTCGGCCTGTTTGCTTTGAAGGTGTTGGGTGTGGCGCTCACGGCGGTCATCGCTGCTCATTATGTTGTGGCTGGTGTGGTGTGGGCTCGGTCCTGGGCGACCGTCCAGTATGCTCGGTTGGTCGATTCAATTACCCGCACAAAGGTGGTGCGAGAGGTTGTGCGGCCGGACCAGGTGCCCTTGAGCCAACTGGTGCCTATGGTTGCTCATAGTGTCGGGGTGCCGGAGGTGGTGCTGTTTGCGGTCGTTGAGCGTGAAAGCTCGGGCGCTCGGCGGTTGTATCGGTTCGAGGCTCGGAAGTTCGATGAGCTTCGTCGTAGCAGGGAGTACACAAAATACTCGGACGATGAGTTGCGTATGTTGGCGTCCTCGCATGGCTCAGCGCACGTTCTGGGCCTTAATGCGGAGCCTCGGTGTGGGCTGCACTGGAGTCGGCTGTATGACTCCGTTGCCGGGCTGGAGTGCGGTGCTCGTATCTTGCGTGAGAACCTAGATAGGCATCGGGCTGTGCAGAATCCGTCTCGGCGACTCTGGCTGGCGCTGCGTGATTACAACGGCTCCGGCTCGGCTGCCGAGGCCTACGCCGATGCTGTGATGGCTCGCATTGGGGCTTTGTTATTTGATGGGTTAAAGGAGGCAATGTGAAAGTTCTTTTAGAAAATATTTCGGAAAATCGTGCCAGTTGGCTGGCGCTACGCTCCCGGTCTGTCGGCTCGTCGGAGATTGCGACGGTGGTAGGTTTGAATCGGTACCAAACGCCATTGCAGCTTTGGATGCAAAAGACCGGTAGGGTTGCTCCGGTTGCCGATAACGATTCGATGCGGCTGGGCCGTCTGATGGAGTCGTTTATTGGGGAGAAGTTTGGTCGTGATTCGGGATTGTCGGTTCGGGCTGCTGATGTTCTCTTGGCGCATCCTGTGCATGAGCAGTTCACGGCAAGTCCGGATTTTTGGGTGGATGCCGATTCTTCTCTGCGGCTGCTTGAATGTAAAAACGTCAGCTATCGTCGGGCTTCTGAGTGGGCTGATGGCGACTGTCCCGACCACGCCCAGGCGCAGTTGCAGTGGCAGCTTGCTGTGTCTGGTCTTTTCGAGGGCTACGTTGCAGGGCTTGTTGGCGCTCAGGTTTACGAGTTCCATCAGCGTCACTTCGTTGCCGACCCAGTTGTTGCGGACCGTCTTTTTACTGCCGCCCACGAGTTCTTGCAGTTCGTTAAATCGGACACTCCTCCCGCTGCCGTTGCCGGCGACCGAGAGCTTATCGAGGCTCGCATGGAGATAGTCGCTGACTCCGCTGTCGAGTTGCCGGCTTCTGCGCTGTCGCTGTTGCAGCGTTATGAGGAGTTCGTCGCTCTCCGTAAAGAGCGTGAAAAGTCTGCCAAGGCCGTCAAGGTTGAGGAGGACTCTCTCCGTGCTCAAATCGAGCTACTACTTGGTAACTCGGCTGTTGGCTCAGTCGGTGCTTACTCGGTGGAAGTTAAGCGTATTAACAAACCTGCATATACGACTAAGCCTAGCTCGTATGTCGGGTTCTCTGTGAAAAAGGATGGTAAGGCATTATGACCGATGAAATTGAGTCTTCAGATCCTAGCAAGGATTTGTTTTATGCCCTGCGGGATGCCCAGCGTTGTGCGTTTGCATTCGCTACGGCTGCTCCTGGGGACACCGATTGGATTCACGCTATGTTTCGCAATTTAAGCGCAACGGTGCACGTGATTGAAGTTTATATGATGTCCGTTAAGTCTCGGACAAAGGAGGGTTCAAATGGCAAGGTCTAATTCTGAGTTGGCTGGCAAGATAGCCGGTTCCGGTGCTCGCTTTGAGCAGTTGGCGGTCCAGGAGCAGTTGCAAAAGTGGAAAGAGGCCCATTTTGACAAGTTTGTTGCGCTTGCCGGTGGCAGAGATGCGGCGGAGAAGGTGTTTGTGATTTGCATGAATACAATCGCAAAGAACCCCGACTTGTTGTTGTGTACTTTTGATTCGATTGCGAATTGTGTTTTACAGTCGTTTCAGTTGCAGTTGTTCCCTGGCCCTTTCCAAGAGTGTGGTTATGTCCCGCTCAAAAATGGACGGCTCTCCGAGCGTACAGGTCGGGATGTGCGAGAGGCTAACTTTTGGCCTCAGTACCAAGGAATCGTGAAGCTTCTGCGCAACGCTGGCAACAAGGCTGTTGTCGCTCGGGTGGTGTGCGAAAATGATTTCTTTCAATACCACGAAGGCGATAAAGCTCCTGTATATGCTCCGGCGGTTGTTGTTGGGAAAAAGAGGGGTGCTCCGCTGTTCGTGTACGCTGCGGTTTGTACGATGCATGGCTCCTGGCAAGTTGAAGTGATGGATTTGGAGCAAATTCAAGTTATCAAGAGTCGCTCCCGTGGTGCTGCCAAGGCTGACTCGCCTTGGAACTCAAAGTACGTTGACGACCAATATGCGATGTGGGCCAAAACCTGCTTGAAGCGTGTTGCCAAATGGTGCACGAAGAGCGCCGAGCTTGTTACTGCTATCGAGTATGACAATGTCGTCGATGGCGATGTTGTGCTTGAGAAAAAGACGCCAGATGCTCCGGTGCTGCTTGATACTCTTAGCTCTTTGGAGCAAGCTGAGCCAGCTTCGGCGGTTTTGTCCGACCAAGAGGTCGTTTTCTCTTTTGCGGACGAGGTAAAGTCAAAGTAAATGCGTAGCTGCGCCATCCAGTTACCTTCGGATTGCCTCCGAACCCACCGATGGCCGTTTGCCGGTTCGTAAAACCGGCATTTTTGTGGGGATTTATGGATGACGTTGAACAGGTAATTTACAATTCGGCCTCTCACAAGTTGCTTGCTGATGCGCTCCGAGGCAAGGTTGATGCGCTCAATGATGCTCTCGCCGATTGCGCTCGTGCTGGGATGTCGGTCATGGTTGAGGTTATTGATGCCTCGGTCGGCTCTGACAATATCGTGCGCTCCGTTGTTCGGGTAGAGCCTCATGTTGTTCTGAGGTATTAGTATGTTTCGTTCTCCCGTTAATGGTTCTCTCTACGACTTTGTTCGGGCTGTCTTAGTGGAAAAGCCAGACTGCCGGGATTGCGACCGGAAGTTGGTTACCACAATTTGGCATCGTCAGTTGTCGGCTGCCGGCTGCGACCCAAAGTCGATGTCCGTCGAGGCGTTTTTTCTTAGATTTCGGTCCGATGATTCCCTTTGGTGCCCAGAAAGCATTAGGCGCTGTCGGCAAAAGCTGCAGGAGGAGTGTCCTGAGCTTCGAGGGCTCCTTTACAAAAAGCGCCAGCAAAAAGCTCGGGACGTATCGCTCGCTTTGGCTTAACTCTTTTTGCTCTTTGCAAAGGAAAAGCCCTGCCCGATTGCATAGGCAATTAGGCCCATAACAACTTCGTAGTTGGTTGAAACAAATGATGCTCCGCCGTCTCTTATGATTCCCTGCGCAACAAGGAGTCCCGCTAGAAAAGTCAACCAGTGTCGTACTAGGCTTCCAATGTATTGCTCGATTATCGTACGTATCATTTGCGTTTGCCCTTTTTGTCTAGCCCAATTATTCCTGAAACAATAGCTGCTACCGGCGCCGCTAGTGCCGCTACGGGAACTCCTAAAAGACCTAGCAAGGAAAATGCGCCAATAATTATTTTTTGGATGTCGTCGGTTCCGTCCATATTTCATACGCTCCCTAGCTGATAGTGCTTGTTACAACTGCCTGCTCGTCAAAATAGATGACTGCTTTTGTGGCCTCAGCGCTGTTTGCAATTCCGTAGTATGGCGCCAGTGCGTTCGTAATTATGGTGCGAAACAACGCAAGCATTTGTTGTTTGCAAATATGTTCACATACAAATTGGTTTATCGCTGCCTGCTCTGCTGGTCCTTCGTAGCCATGCGCTTTGGCAATAATCATCAAAAATGGTGCCGAGTTCTCCGGCAACGGCATTGAAAGCGTTACATCGAGTTTCATTTTAATAGCTCCTCTATTGCTTCGTCGGTTGCTGTTAGCTTGGCGTTAATTCGGGTTAAATTGAATGTCAGTTCTCCCCTTTGTGCAAAAAGCTCATACAGCTTCTTTTGCTTCTCTTGAGCGGCTCTCTCTTCTTGCTGGATCTTGGATGGAATAACCTCTCCGGTTCGAAGCCAGTGTTGAAGAGAATCAGAGTAGAGCATTCCAAATTGCCGATGCTTCAACTCGCCCTTCTCGAAGACGAAGATAGCGGGAACCGAATCCTTGACTACATCGCTCTTGTCCATCTTCATCCAAGTGCGCTTAAACTCGGATGGTCGTGGGTTCTTGTCCATTGGATGTGAAACCTCAAGCATTCCACACTCAAATCCAGTTAGGTCAACTCTGGCAAGTTGCTCATCGAGGCGTGTGCAGTATGGGCAGTTCTGCGCCCAGACCTTTACAAGCACACGGTCCTTTTGAATAAATTCCTTTACGCTCTCTTCGCTCAATACGTTCATATTACCTTCCGAACACGTACCAGTTAGACGACACAACATAGCTTCCAGTACAGGCTGAAAAATACGTTGCCGCTTCGCATGATGATTGATCGCCATAGGCAGAGCAAGATGGATCACCTTCGCAAAGGCTATCCATAGCGTTCCAAGTGCAGTTTGAATAGTTTTGATTACATCCTGCCGTTGAGCCACAAGTGCCTTCGTTTAGTCCACTGCATGGTTGTGTTCTTCTGAACGGACTAATATGCACCCAATCCTTGTAGTTTGAGAGCGTATATGACGTTGTATGGTCGATGCTATCTCCGCTCGATGGAACCAATATCACGTCAGCATTTGACGAGTTTCCGTTGTAAATCCAATAGTCACGGTCCGGTACGCCGGATATTTGCGGCAGCGTCAATGTAACTCCGGTTGCCCAGGTACAACCTGGTTCGGCGTTGCAGTTGGTTTGATCGTCAATGCTGCCGCACGATGCTGTGCCAGAACACGCTGCTCCATAAGTGCCTGTGCAATTCCCCGTTGCATAGGTTCCTTGGCAACTGTAGGAATCGTAACTACCTGAACAGCTAATGTACCACGAGCCACCAGTGCAAGCGCCTGTTCCGCTATCGTACGAACAATAGCCGCCACCATTAGCGTTATTACAGGCAGTGCCGTCTCCACCACCATCGCTATAATTTGAGCAATAGTCGAAATTCTGCGTACAACCGGATGTATTGCCGCAACTTGTCTCATCTAACACTGAGCAGTCTTGCGGCACGTTTTGCCAGCTACATCCTGTGTAGCTGTTGCAAGTAGTTTCGTCGCCATATATGCCACACGACGCCTGTTCCCACGTACATCCAAGAGTGCTGGTACAATTAAACTCGTCGCCGTTGTAAACCGAGCAATCGTACCCGGCAAACCAACTGCAACCGCCATGTGCATCACGAGCAATGCAATCCGCTTCGTTTGTATAGCTGCTACAAGCGTTAGTTGGAGAGCCGTTACAGACTGCGTTTTGCGGATCGACAATCCATTCTGTAGCTGTGTTGTCGAGCGTCTGATTAGCCGTGATATACTTAACTTTTAACGCTGTACCACCTTGTGACATCAGCGTACTGGATGGAGTTCCCATTCCACCGGCATTTACGCCTAGTTGAAATAATCCAAAGCCGTAATGACCGAGGGCTCCAGGAGTGTTGTAGCTGATTAGGGAGTTGGTATTTTTATTGTAAACGGCATCGTAATTGCCGCCGGATACCCATGTGCTTACTTCGCCAGATGCGTTGGCTCCAATGTGTCCTTTGTCGACTCCAGAAAACTCGAAATCAATCCATGTGTTGCCGCCATTGTTTTCAAGCGATATGTGTTTAGTTGTGCCTGGCAATCCGTTGGATTTGCCGCTTCCGGAAACAGTAATAACACCAGATGTGCCAGCGCCTTGGACATATAGATCGCCAGTGACCATACGACCACCACTGAGAATCTTACAGCTTACATCGTCGATAGTAAGTCGTGCGGTGGTTGCTGTTGGATTGAATGCAAGAATTCCAGAAACAGCGGTTACCTCGCCACGATAGGTGTATGTTCCATTTGTTGTATAGGAGCCAATTGTTACGCCGTTGAATGTAACTACCACACCACCCGACGTTACATTTGAAAGGGTAAATGTGATTTCATAACGCTCGCCAAGATTTACTGTGACCGTTTGCGTTAATCCACCTGCGCCGTTTGTATTGTGTGATACGCTATTGGATGAATATGACCATCCGGTTGGCAGCGTCCATCCGGATGCGCTGCCCGTAAAGCTACCGTTAGTTACTCGTTCTTGAAATGATGATGATACCGAGAGCCACTTACCGGTGTTCTGCCAGTTGAAGTTTCGGTTGTCTTGGGCAATCGCTCCGGCTGCTCCGGCAAATAGCACACTATGTTGGGTGAAATTGGATAGGGTTAGTCCTGTCAGTGATAGTGTCGAGGAGTTCTCCCAGCGGTTGTTTGCCGAAACATATTTTAGTACATCCTCGTTTTGTACGTTAGTTGTCTCGACGTCATGCAGTTCGCCGATTTCGTATCCGTTATCCACCTTAATATAAATGGACCCGACGGTTGCGTGGACTCGCTCAATCCATCCTAAAACAACAAGGTGGTTGGGAGATGCTGGCGCCGTGGTTGTGTAGGCTCCCGCTGTTGCCGCCGAGAGATAAATTGGCTGGCCTTGCGTAAGTCCTAGCGTGTTTAGTTTGTAAAGTGCTCCACTGGTCAGTACAAAGCCTTCGGCTCCGGCTGCTATAGATTCGGCTGCGAGTCCTATTGTGGCTCTGGATGTGGTCTCTTGATCGGCTCGGGCGAGCTTAACGGCGATGCGGTTTCCCTGGGCGCCGCTTATGTAAACCACCTGGCCTTTGGTTAGTTGGCTGCCCGTATCATTGTAAACTCTTGCATATTCCTGGGCGCCAATGACCTGAGTTGTTCCGCCGCCCTTCATCAACAGCGAAAGGGTGCCTTCCCCATCGTCCCATGCCACCTGTCCGGCTGTGGTCAGTGTTTCCGCTGCCAGGGTATCCAGGGCGACCAGGTCAAACGTGGGGCTATCTGTCCAGCTAGTGTCATAGTTTGTGCTGCTATTTTTAATTAGGACATCTCCCGTAGCGCCGCCGGCTGCTACTCCTGGTCCGGCTGGACCGGTCGCTCCCGGTGGGCCTTGCTCTCCGGCTGGGCCTTGATTTCCTGCCGGTCCCGGCTCTCCGGCTGGGCCTTGGCTGCCGGCTGGACCTTGGGCTCCCGCTGGGCCTTGGGCGCCGGCTGGACCTTGCTGGCCCTGTGGTCCCTGTGGGCCACCCGCTGTGACCTCTACCTTGTATTGGCCCTCTACAATGACGGTTGTGTACTGAGTGCTCTCGTCGGTGATTACGGTCGGTGTGGTCTCAATTACAATCGTATCGGTCATTATTTGGTGACCTCTGCGCTGATAGTCGCCGTTCCTTGCAGCAGTCTGCTTACTGTTCCGGCGCCGCTGACAAGTTCAAGGTCGTAAAAGCCAATTATTGCCGGTAGAGCTGCTGTTGCGGTTGCCGTTATTGTTATTGTAATGGTACCTAGTGCTCCGCCCAAGACTATGCCGTTGTTTTCTGTTGTGGCCGTTACTAGCGCCGCTGTAGAGTCTTTGTACTGACGCACCTGCATCCTGGCCGTATAGCCTGTGAGGTTGATCGGATTGTCGTTGGCGTCTTTCCACGTTACCGGAAGAATAAACGTGGCGCCTTGTTCTATGGTCAGGTTGTAAATACCGGCTGGCATTATTTAAGGCTCCCCGTTCGTCGTATGGCGTTTATCGGTATGCAGTCTTGGTTTGGCAGTTGTACCCAACCCCATTCTCCCTTCAAGTCAGCCCTTAATCTAGATGGCGTTTGGTCGCTGCACCCAGCAATATACCACTTTTCCAGTCCCTCTTGGCTAGGGGTGCCGCTGTGCCGAAAGCATCCTACTTGGTTGCCAGTGCGGTCTAATATCGGGATAGGCTCAGTTGTGCCAATGGGTCTAATAACCAAAATTGCTTTATTCTGAGTTGTTGGCTTGGGCTGCCCGTTGCAGTTGTTTCTTGCGTTAGGTCTGCTTGTTTCCCTGGCGCTGATATCCAATGGCCGTTCTTTTTTACACTTTTCTTTGGGAGGCTCTGGTTTTGCTTCCTCGGTCGTAAGAATTTCAAATGCTTGTTGGAATTGGTCAATAGTTGGCTGTTCCGTTCTATTTTCTGGTGCGGTGAATCTTTTTTCTCCAGAGCACCTAAGATTTAGTTCGTACCACCAAGCAAACGTTGCGTAGCTCCCGGCTTTGGCGTGATTGAATTGAGTGCCATCTGTGCTGAGTGTATCTGCTTCGAATGTCGAGGCTCCATCTGCTGAAATCATAAACGCTGTAGTCGTTGTGCCATGTAGCTCTAGGGCTATTTCTCTCGGCCTGCTGCCGGTGTGTGGGCTGTTCACGCATTTGCAGGTTTTGCATTGTCGCAGTGCTACCGTACATGCCTTTCTTATGGTTCTCGGGCTTTTGATGTCGTGCTCCAACCACGGGCTAATCCAAAACTCCGTTGATGGGTGTGCCTTTGCGAGGCGGGATATCTGCCTACTCTTTCTGGCGATGTCGGCCCAGTCGGTGAGTTTGCTGGTGTTTGGTGCGCACGTTTTGTTCCGCCAGCACGTTGCATCCTTTAGGTCTATCTGTACTAGCTTTAGGTTTTTTTTACTCAATGCTTTTTTAAGGCACGGGATTGGATTGCCGAAAGTTGTCATTAGCGTTGAAACTGCCGGTAGTTCCGGCGCTTGCAGGTATGTGTCGCAGTAGCGGGCTAGCGCCAAGGCGTCATATCCCACCAGTGGTTCTGCCGGACACGGTTGGCATCCATAAAGCAGCGCTGCTGCCGCTTTAGCTATTTTTTTTGCCCAGTCCGTATTCATGGTGGACCGCTCCTGTTTCAATCATGGATGCGATTCTATCATCTCTCCCGGTGCCTGGTCTTTGTCGGGGATCGACATCTCTCGCCCACTTCGTCTTGCGGAGTAGGGTTCCCGCCGATTGCCAGCGTTCTTCCTTTATCGCTGGCACGGTTTGTGTAAATGTTGAAAGTTTGGCTGCCCCCAGATTGAACACAAGGCTCAAAATAGCCGCTTGCCTAGCTGTGGTTTGCTTGACTAGCCAGTCTGCGCCAAATATTTCACATGCCTCTGCCCAATGCTTCTCTATATCTTCGTTCAAAATGGCTATGCAGATGTTGCGTGAAAGTTGCAGGTTGCGCAGGTCAGGCCCGATAAAGTGCCCAACTCCAATCGTCCAAAAGTCTCTGGTATCTTTGTATGGTCTTTCTTCTAAACCCTCGTCGAATATCAGGATTTTTGTTATGACCTCTGAAAGCTCGTTTGATATTGGACATTTTTTCATGGTGTTTTTTTATTATCGCTCTCTGGCGATGTTAGGGACACTCCCTGTGTGCCGAGTGCAAAGTTTTTGTTGCTCTCTCGTAAAAGCATTACAATCAATAGGATTCCCAAAAAGATAACCGTCGTTAGGCAAATCATCATCATTTTTTCAATCAGCTTTGTTTTGCTTACTTCGTTTGCGTTTGCTTGGCCAATTAAACTGTTGATGTGGGCTGCGCTGCTTGTCTCTAATGCTTTTAAGCTGCCGGCAATTGTAGGAAGTTGCGAAAGGTGGATTGCTTGAGGCGCTATAGCTACCACTGTGTTGTGAACCTCGGCAATTAGTTGGTTAATCTCTCTAGCTTCTTTTCTGTGCTCTCCCCATTGGTCTTGAAACTCGTCGAAACGGTTCATGTGGCTAATTAATAGGGCTTTGAGTTCGTCTGACATAGGCTCTCCGGTTGCCGCTATTTTAGTCTTCGTGGGCTCTATATGTCTCGGCGTTTTTGTTTTGCAGTTGTGTATTTATTGCGTCAGCCGCTTCTTTTTCCGTTGCCCCCCATGCGTCAAGCCCGATTGCCGGGGCAACGCAGTACCACTTCCCGCTGCACGTTAGGAAACAGCGAAAGGTTATCGGTAGGTTCGTCGTGAAAATGGTCTTAGCCAAGTCGTTCATCAGAATTTGATTTGGAAGTTAATTGCCAGCACTGGTGGGTTATTTGTTCCCGATGTGCCGCCTCCTTCGGCTGCGTTGCTGGTTAGCGTACCGCTGCCTCCCGTTCTTGTTGTTCCTGAGCCGCCGCTGTCAAATGCTGTATTGTCTCTTGTTTCTAGGTCTCCCGAATATCCGGTATTAAAGGTTGCGTCTCCGTTAACTCCTCCCGTCACATTTCCCACCTTGCCCGTAAAAGCTGAATTTGGGTGCGTATGGTTGGAGTTTGTCGAGTCGATTGTTTGCGCCACAACTGTTCCGCTGCCGTTATTCCATGTATAGGAAACCGTGCTACCACTTCCGGTGTTTGTCGATTTGGTATCGTTGTCGGAGTGAGTGTGTGAGCCTGACAAAGCTATTGCTATGGTTGCTCCTGATGCCTGTGTGTCATGGCTGTGTCCCGCAACTGTGTGCCTGTGGGTATCCAAAATATGTTTATGCGCTCCCACTGAGTGCTTGTGGTCGGCCATGTCATGGTCGTGTGAGCTTATGGTGTGTGTGTGGGTCGGTGTGGTGTGTGAATGGCTAAATGTACCGGTCGCCAGTCCTAATGCGTTGATTGGCGCAAATGTTGCAGAGTAGCCCGCTTGTCCTGTTGGAAATACGCCGATTGGAATATATCCACAAAGGTTTGGCAGCGTGAAGTTGGCTCCACTTCCGCCAAACGTGTAGCCTATCTTTGCAAAAAGTGCGGCGTAGGTTCCGCTTGTCGGCAGGGATTGTCCTCGACAAAGCAACCAGCCGCTATCTGCCGTTCCGTAGGTTATCATCTCTATCGCCCCAACGTTGGTCGGTTGGTGGATTGTGGTATTCGCAATGTGGTTGTCAATCGTTGTAATGAAGTCCAGGGCTACCCAGCTACTTCCATTCCATCGTTCAAGTTTGTAGCTGTTGGATGCGTTTGCTCTAATTGCTCCGGTGGGGAGATTAGTAAGGCCGGTGTAGTCCATTTTTGCAAGCGCAATGTTCCGGTCCCGGATTTGCTGCAAAATATTGGTATATGTATCTGTGGTTGCTGGTTGAGTTTGAAAGTTTGTCATTTACACTCCTTCGGCTGACCAATAAAAGCTGCCCGTTATTCTGTTACCGCTGTTAGTTCCCTTTGTTGCGTATAGAAACACCGTAAAGGTCGTAGGGTTTGGGCCATCTGTGAAGTCATATACCGCTATCGGTTGTTGTGCGTCATCTCTTGCAGCCGTGACGGTTATGCTTCGTATGTCTTTGAACGTTCGATTGAATGTAACCGTTGCTCCGGAGGTCGCCGTAGTAATGGTTCCGCCGCCAGCGTCTCTGATGGTCTTGATGTCAATCTTGACTCCAACCGAGCCGATTTTCGCTATATCGCTTGGCATATTATGGTTTCTCCAGTGTTATGCGAACGTACCTGTAGCTTTGTGCGTAGACCGTTGTTGCGTTGGCGCTAGTATAGGTCACGTTGTCGGTGCTATATGCAATTTTTGCCG